AGCCTTTGGTACTCTTAATGCTGCAAATAATTTACCTCTTAGATATTCAATATCTTCAATAGCCGCATATTCTAAACCTTGTAGGTTTTCGATATTCGTACCACTATCACTACCACGAACAGGTAAGAAAAAATCTTCAGTAAGGTTTTGAATGTTGTATTTTAAATTGTAATCACCAGTTTCTTTATTAACAAATGGAGTTTTTTTCATTTTGTTAATAATCTTTTGCATATAGTTATCAACTTCTACCGGTGGAATATTACCAATATCAATTTTGAATATTCTTTTTTCAGGTGCTCTCATAATACGATGAATTAACATCGCATCTTCCATAAGTGATAATTGCTTCCAAATTCTTCTTGCACCTTCTACCATTGATTTACCATAGGGTAAAAAGTTGGTATCTGATAACATTCGGAAGTGAGCCATTTCATATTGCTCATATTCTTTTTTACCAAATCTATCTAATTCAACTTTATACTTTACATAGTTTTGATTATTAGGGTCAGTACCTTCTAATCTTTCTACATTGTAAATTGAGTGTGGCATTACATTTATAACACCTTTATTTTCTGCAATTTCTAATGCTAAGAAAGCATCTCCATATTTTACTAAGTTTCTAACCCAAGGCCATAAATTAAATTCTATGTTCAATATATCATAAAATAAATTATGAAGTAATTCTCTTACGTTTTCGTTTGTGGATTTAATTTGAAGTACATCACCATATTCGTTCTTAGTTGTACTTTCATCCGCATATATATCTAATGCCGATGATATAATTGGGTCACTATCCATAGCATCATAATCTCTAAAAAGTTCTCTACGAACTTGATGATATGCCATTGATTGAGCACCCTGTTGAGTTTCATAATAAGACCTTTGTAACTTTGTATATCTATCTCTAAGATTTACGAAGTTAGTATTATATTGACGGTCTTCAGTATCTACAACTTTTCTCTTACCATCTTTATCAACCGTTACAATTGCATTGGTTGAGAATAGCTTTTTAAGTCTACCAAAGAAACTTCTATCATCTAATTGTTGTTCGTCTGCCATAATTTATTTTACCATTTTCTACAAGACCAATATCTTGCTTTTGTTCTAGGACCAGGATTTTCACAATTGTGTCTTGCTCTGAATGATTTTCTTCTTTCAGGATTTGATTTTTTTATTTTTGCTCCCTTTTCACCAAAGTTTACTTTAATTACCTTTCCTGTTTTTGGGTTCTTAACATAAACTTTAAACTTTTTAACATCACCTTGTGTTGGTTTACCCAATTTCACTTCTCTACCCTGATATTCTGCTTCATAAACACAATTACAATTTGCTTCTTCTAATTGAGTTGAATAACTTTTTAAGAAGTTTATGAAATCATCCATATCTTCTTGCTCAACATCCAATTCATCATAATCATCGATTGGATTATCATTTGGAGTATCACCCATTGAGTAGGCTTGGTCCACATACTCATCTTCTTTTAGGATATTTTGTAATTTAATCATTTAAGTTCCTTTTTTTATTTTGGCATATACCATAAATATTGTTTTTTATCAAAACACTACTATTTTATAACCATTGTGATAAATCTTCAAATTCATCACCTATTTTCATTTTCCAAGGATTATCTTCCATACTACTACCACCATAAACACCAGAGTGTTGCATGTTTGATGATATACTACCCATTGCTCTTTTAGTAAGGTCTATACCCTCTTGCTTTAAACGAAGTGCAGTATCTCTAATCCACAATCCAATACAAAATGCCATCACCAAGTCATCGTTATAACCTTTCATAGCTTCAGCTCTACCATTCATAAATATAAATGTAAACAATTCATCTATCAAACGGTTAGAACGAACTATAACGGCTTTTTCTCTAAAATATTCATCCAACTTAGATACAATTAATGGTCTAGTCTTAGAAGTTGTCGAAAATCCAGCAACCATCTGTCTTTCATCTGCACGATATTTGTTTCTCATTTGATTTTCAACATCTACATACTTCAAATCCTTACTCATATAGAATAAGTTTTTATATTGTCTATCTATTACTTGCTGAATACAAGCCCACCCAATATTTGCGTTTTCTATTACAAGTAATGCATCATTATATTGAGTAGATAATTCAACTAAGAAGTTTCCAAAATCTTTAGTGTCAACCTTTCCCTTATACTCTGCTACCTGTGTAGCGGTTGTTATATCCATAACATGTGCTGCGGAATAATCCGAACCATCTCCTCTCGCAACATCCGCAATAACCATATAAGAACTACCTGCATTTGGATATTCCCATCTCCAAAGGTTACCATCAAATCCAGTCTTTTCTAATGGGTCTTGGCAATATGATTCTTTATAGAACATTAATAGTTCTGGGTCTATTACAGTATCACCAGAAGATACAAAGTCACAATCACATTCCTGTGCTGCTTTCTTTGCTCCTAATAATTTTTCTTGTTCAGCTCTCCAAACTTCACCTCTTTCAGGGTGTACAGTCCAATGTAATCTGATTGTATTGAATGGATTTGAACCTTCTTCGGCAGATAACCAAGTTTTATGAAACCAATTACCCACACCATTTGGAGTAGAAAGGGCAATACAAGCTCCACCCGTTGAAAGTGTTGATTGTGCAGATGTCCAAATTTCATCGATATCACCAATGAAGGCGGCCTCATCAAATATTAAAAGTGATAATGCTTCAGAACGTCCAGCATCAGGAGATGATGCAATAGCCTTAATTTGAGAGCCGTTTTGTAATTTTAAGGATAGTTTATTATCTTCCAAAGAACCTCCCTTAAGCCAACTAGGAAGTAATTCATGCATTACTCTTACCTTAGTTACTAAGTTCTTTGCTACATCTTGCTTAGTTGCGATAACCAATACGTTAAAATCGGTATTGAATAACATTCTCCAAAGTGCGTATCCAGCTGAAAGAGTTGAGATACCAGTTTGACGTGATTTAAGTACTATATTAAAACGATTTCCTGCAAATTGAGTTAGGGTACTCTCTTGAAATGGAAAAAGGTGAAAAGGGATTTTACCTCTCACCGGATGCTGAATCATACAATACTTTTTCATAAAGTGAATAGGGTCTACCGCACACTTTTTGTATTCATCAGCTATAATTTCCTTTAAAGATTTCTTTTGTGTAATTCCAGTACTCATATTAATCAACAGGAGGTTTTACTAAATCGTAATTTTTATCTTTTAATTTATCCCAAGCATCATTTCTTAACTTTTTTGCCTGTTGAATTTCTTCTTCAAAACGAGTTATATCAGTTAAAATTTCTGCTTTCAATTCGGCCACATCTCTTTCCATACTCCACTTTTCAATTGTACCATCTTCATTTACAACTTCATATTCCTGCTTAGCATCATTGTATGCTTGTTGAAATTGAGCTATAACATCTTTGCCATGGTAAATCATATTATTATATATCTTATAATCTTCATAAGCATCCCACAATCCATCTATTTTTATTTTAGATTCTTTTTTTGCTAAACAAGTTGTACAATATCCGGTTTTTGATATTAATTTTTTATCAACTCTACCAGGTTTAATTGTTTTACATTCTTCACCTTTACATGTATTTAATCTATCTAAATAAGCTCGTGTTTCGGCCATAATATCACCCAATTCGGAAACTTCTATCTTACCACCCTCATGCTGTTCCCAAGACTTACCAGTTTCATCCGTCCATCTTTCCCCAACCTTACGTTTTACTACTTCTTTATCTGCTCCAGCAAATGATACAAATGCTTCTTTTTGATAATCACCACCGGTCAATACCATATCCACCAACTTTCTACGGGTTGGATGCATAAACTTTTTATTAAATTCCTTTGCCATAGTATATACAATATATTTGTATATATAAGTATATCAAAATTAAAAAAACGATTAACTATCGAAGAAAATACCTAAAATTTGATTTAGGGGTGCGAATGCACCTGTTAGTTTGTAGGTGTTACCGCCATATACAAATACAATACCTTCATTTGGTACAATCTTATCAAATCCTCCAAGTGAATTAAGTCTTTCTAACTCTAATTTAAGTTTTTCAACTTTTTTAGGGTCACCACTTGCTTTTACTTGAGCTATTGTTGATTGTAAACGAGCTACCATTTGTCTTTTGGCAGAATCAGGATTTGCAGTAAGTACGGATTCCATAAACGATAATACATCTGCACCAACTCCTAAAAATATTTCTTCAAATCTCATTAGATTTTGTTTTGATATCTTTTGTTGGTCTTGTTTATCTATTTGTTCAGCCCATGCTCTTAACTTAGGGTCTTGTATTGTTGCTATTCTGAATGATTTATCATTGAATGCCCATCTCTTTACCAATCCTATTTTTTCTTGTGCATCTAATTTTTTTCCACCCTTTTCTACAAACTTACTCCACCAAGCCTGATGATAATCGGCCACACCATCATTATCAGATAATCCAAACTCTGATTGTAATTTAGAAATCATTCCTAAATACTTTCCTTGCAATTTGGCTAGTTGTTCTGATTTAGGTAACTTAGTCATTGGTGGTCCTTGTATTGTGTACTTAGATTGAACATGTGCGTTTACTTGCTTAATCATACCACCTAATATAGATGCCGCTTGTTGGTTCTCACCTACAATAGTACCAGCATCATCATACTCAAATGTACCATGAAATACTAATAGGGGTTGATTGTAAGGGATTACGTTTACAGATGTTGGATATATTACTTCTAAATTCATAAAACATGCACCATCTTTAAAAATCTTCTTTCTTTGTGGTTCGGATAGTGCTGCTATTGCTTTAGATAAATCCTGCATAGCGAAGTTGTAAGCATCGGTTAATCCACCCCTGCCAGCAAACTTATCTGCCACCTGTCCTATTGTCATAGCACCAGCTCCTTTGCTCTTTAGATGTGATTTGTTACGAGCTGCAACTAACCTACCATTTACCCAACTAACTGCCAATGCTTGCCCATCAGTCTTCTCCCTAGTCAATTCTAAATCACCATTAAGTGCTTTAGTTACAATTGTTTTAAGGTCACCAAATGTAAGATTCATTTCAATATCAAAAGGATGATTCATGTGACCATAAGCCCCACCTTCCAATAATAGTGATTCGTTTATTGATTCTTTTATTTTTCTTTTTTGTTGAATTATTTGTTGGATTTGGGAAAATATAGATTGTATATCCTTATCCAACTGCTTTTCATCCGCACTCATTGGTGTAGTGATATCAACATTAGAATAAAGTTTTTTCTTTTTAGCAATTAATACATCCACTTTTTTAATCAAATCGTTTTTTACTTTATCCAAATCTTTTACAATTTCAGATGCAGTTGCTTCGTTTACTGATTCAAATGCAGATGGTGTTTTAATTTTTCTCCAACCTCCACCAGGTGTTCTAAATATTCTAGCTGGTATTGGTAAAGTAGAACCTATTGGGAGTTGTCTTTCATATCCTTTATCAACAAATATGATTTTAGTTATAAATTGATTTGTTTTATTATCAGAACCCACCAATTCAACTTCTACATTTACAGGCTTACCACCTACTTTCATTTTACCAGCAAATAATTGTCCTTTTGTAAATCCTTCTTCTACCGGAGTATATTCTTCACTACCATCTCCATCTAATTTAGATTTTAATTTCTTAGCATCTTCTGGGTCCGGTGCTCCATTAATATATCCACCGGATAAAGATAATCCTACACCAGCTCCCCCACCTAATCCCATTTCACCCAATATCTCAGCTTCAATTTCATCCATAATTTCATTTATATCTTCTTTTGAAATTATAGTATCTTTTTGATTATCAGGCAATTCCCAAAATCTTTTAGGTTTATCTATTGCTTTATTTGGTTCGGTTTCTTGCCAATCTTCAATAGTATGTGGGTCATCGGCTGGATTTAATGTACTTTGTACTACATTTTTAAGTTTATAATATGCTTTTCTAAATTGAGTTTCAGTATCTTTCGATTTTCCCTTACCTCTCATACCATCTGCTTTTGGTGTATCTATTTGAGTATATCCACCTTGCTTATACCAATTTTCAGGTTTTGCTTTATTTAATATTCTAGGTTGTCCATCTGCAACAAATGATGTATCGGGTTCATCACCAGCAGTCATACCAGCATTACTAGCAGCTTCTTTTAAATTTTCTTTTTTAGGAATTCGAAATGTTACTGCTTTTTTACCATTAAT